AAAACCCAGCACACCTTCAATGAGATATTCACCCTGAGCTACTCGAGTAACGGTTGCCCCCTCTGATTCGTCATTAGTGGTAAATGTGCCGTCGGGGTTGATGTTGATAATAGGAGAGGCTTTTTTGATGAAACCTTGAGGATCAACCGTTGTGTTGTAATTATGCCAAACTTCTCGCCAACTACCCCACCCTTCACTTAAAGATCCTCTAAAAAATAACCGTCCACTTCTAGAATATGACGTAGCTAGCTGACTGCGAAAATCATTAGATCTCGTTATGTGCATACCAACACTAACAATACCAACAGATTGCCCACCGAGGCCGTAAGGTGCTGAGGCTCCTAGCCCAATATTATCCGTTAGTTCAGCGTAAATTCCATTAGGTACCTTAGTTGAATTAGCGTTATCAATATAAGCTGATACTGATGGTGAATTAATAACTCCCAAACCATAATCTCCAACCAGCATCATTGTACCCTGTTTGATTGGCACATTTATGTTATAGCCCTTTCCATTAAATGAAGCATAAAACGATGGGATGTTATTAAATGCCCTCAAACCAAAATAATCACTTCCTTGAATGGCATCTACATAAGGAGCTCTCACTCCACCCGAAAATAGTTGAAGCGCTGTTGTTGATTTATCTGCCTTATTTTGTATATCCCCCTGCATCTTCTTAATACTATCGAGCGTAATGACTTCACCATTTGGCATCTCAATTTTTGTCTGCCCCGTTTGAGTCATCCATGTATTCATTGCATCAAGAAAATACTCAACGTAACTATTAATAGCGACCATGGTTCTTGCTGCATCACTATTATTATCTGGCTCAGTAATATGAATTGAGAATGTGGTGTTAGTTGCTGTGGCTAATGCCGGTTGTGCTAATACTAATTCAGTGTCGGAATTAACAGATTTAATCATATACGGAATATTTGTTGTTCCCGATTTAATTAAAATCGTCATTCCGATATTAATAGCTGGATTATTATTTTTAAATTTAGTGCCAGTGCCTTTGACAATAGCAGACCCTGACACTGTATTAACAGTGCCTGTTGTGTATATCATTTTATTTATTCCATAGTTTAATTAATTAGAAATTCTTCGCTTGAATCAGGAAATGCAAAAACTCGTCCTCTTAAAATAAACTCCGTCCACTCCCCGCTATGCCCACCTCCAGCATAAGGTATTTTTATACCAACACTACTTATTCCCTTTCCAGCTGGTATTTTTACAACAAACTCATTACAAACATATTCATCTTTTCTATCATTCGATGGATTTCCCGACCAAACAGAAACTGTTTTTACATTAAAAACCCCATCAACATAAATCTCAGCAACACCTCTACCCTCTCCCATAAATGGTGCCATATATCCCATTAATGCTCTATTCGGCGTTTTTGTTCCAAACCAATCAGGAATATAATCTTCTTGATGTAATGAGCCGTTAATCCACAAGTAGCATGGAGTATCTCGCTGTTTAAATTTAAACAACTCCCTTATTCCATCACCTTTCCATCTATCATTTATATAAATCTCGTCAGAAATTGAAACAATATTTCCTATTAACTTTCCGACCTTAACCGTCCCATTGAAATTACCATCGGCACCGTCAATCATCCCTCTGAATATCGCACTATTAAATTCAGTATTACCAGTATTAGCATCAATAATAAATCCTGTTTTACCCGCCTCGTAATTATTGGATTTAATGGCTTCAGATAACACCATTTCACGAACATTCGCTTTATCTAAAAACGCTTCTTTAATAAAGAGTTGCCCGTTCTTGGCATACATGAATAATTCCATCTTGCCATTTGCAGGGTTGTACCAAGCGAAGTTATTGGCGTTGTAGCCAATGAATGATTCAAGCTTTCCATTCTTAACTTGAGCACTAATGACTTGTCCTGCTGCGTTGTATTTCACGTTGTTATGAACAATCGTGATATTGATTGAGTGAGTGACAACACCATCGCCTGCCTGATTGAAGGTGGCTTGCATTTTCTCCTGTATCATACCTTCCTGCTCATCAAACTTGGCCTGAACTTGGGTTTTGTTTTCAGCAAATGCCTTGTTTGTGTTAGAGATGGCTTGAGAATTTGAAACAATATCAGCTTGAGCCTGATTAACCTCAGTACGTATTTCAGTAAAGCGCTGACCGATAGCCTCATCAAGCTTGGTAATTGACGTTTGTGTCTCTTTAATTGCAGACGTGTTATCACCCACAGCGGAGTAAATTTCTTTAACTTCCTGTGCCCATGCTTCCTCTTGAGTTGCGTTAGCTTGCCATAACTCATTAATACCAGCCTGAGATTCAGCATGTTTTATTAGCAACTGCCTGAAGTTACGATAGCTCGTGTTACTTAAAATAATTGCTGTCTCAGCATTCCAATCAAGCTTTTTATCCAGCTCCTTAAACGCGTCCGTTTCTCTAACTGTGTTATCTAAATCATCAAAAATATCTGAGGGTAATGAGACAGGAACACCCGAAGCTTCCACAAAAGGTGATTTACCATAACTATTAATTGTTCGAACATAAAAATAATACGTGTGCCCAGCTTTTAAATTCTCTTGCGTCCAGAAGTTTCCTTGACCAACTTTGTTTGTTTTGGTGATCACTTCATTTTCAGAGAGATTAGCGAGTTTTTTGTCACTAAACCAAAACTCAAACGTATAACCAAAGACAGCACTATCGCCTTGCTTGGGTGATGCCGTCAGGCTAAACATACCCGGCGTTATTTCAACACCGATTGGTGCTGGCGGTGCTTGAATAGCAAAGTCACTAATAGCAGGAGCAGACATAGCACCAGCGACATTAATTGCTCTCACTTCGACACGATAAGTGCCTCGAGTTAAACCATTAATATCAACACGCTCACCCGGTACTTGAATAGACTGAATGACTTTGCCGTTTTGGAGAATATTAACCGTGTTATAGCGAACATCAGATGCCACGTTCTGCCACGAGATATATCCTTGAACGATATCTGTGACCGAGAGAGGAACAAAAGCCAGATTAATAGGCGCGGCAACGCCACCAGTGGGTAGTTTAGTGAATGGGGGTCTAACAAAAGGTTTCCCAATGACATCTTCATATAAATAAGCACCGTCTTCTTCAAGTGTTAAAGATACACCATCTAAAGCATGAAATGTCCATTCTGCAATACGAAATTCAAGACCTCTAATATTTAAAGAAGGTAAATCTAATAAAACAACTTCACCGGGGCGATACGCATAGCCATCTAAATTCATCGTCAATTGGACGCGCCTACCGGCTTTCTTTTTACGGAGATATTGTCGAGCTAATCGTTGTGCTTGATAAGGACTAGTAACAAATCGGTAATCAACGTTTTCCCTGATTTCTAAACCATCCTCTTCTATCCATTCATTGACAATGACAGGCATAAAGTCTGTCTTGGTATAGAGTTGCTCGGCGTCAATAAAAGTACCATACACCGCATTAGTAGCATCTTTCAGCCCCGTTTCAGGGGTGCAAGTTACAGTATCAATGAGTTGTGATTCTGTAATAGTTTTCAATGCTGGGCCGTAATATGCACCAACTTGAATACCGTGTTTTCCTGCTGTAAATGTAGGCTCCGCATTAATACATTTATGCATTGCTTCCAACACACCGGATGGGCTTTCATTTAGATCATAAGCACCATTTAACGTGTATCGATGCTCTGAACCATTTTCAGCATTACTTACGCTTTCATCACATAAATCTGCGGATTGTTTAAAGCTCTCAAAATCAATATCGCTATCAGGAACCTTTAAATAATCTCTATAATAATCAAGAATAGCTAACGCACCATTATTCGACCATTCTGTTTTCCCTGTACGTGGATCAAAGAGTTTTTTACCCCAAATTTCACATTTCACATTGGGTAAACCATAAGGGAATTTTTCTTGGTCAAATGTGAGCGTCACGCGTAACCAAGCCATACCGCGCCCTATCATATCCTCTTTCCATGACGGGCAGTTTTTTAGCATAAAGGGATCAGCGTCTTTCCTATCGTTATGTAATTCCCATGAAGCCTTGTCACCAAAAGTCTCAATGAGATCATCACCAAGCCAAATTTTCCCCACCCTATCTATAGGATGCCCAGCTAAAGCAAGCGCAAGTGTGATTTTTTCATTTTCGTCCTGCTCACCTTCCTCTTCTTCTGCAAAAAACAGCAAGCCTGATGCAATAGTTTTACCAATAATGACGGTTTCTGAAGCTGAGGGAGAGCGTAACATTTGCTTACGTTCGCTAGTGTCACGATAATCCATTGACGGAATTTTGGGTTTGAATATTAAAGATCCGGCAACTTGAACAGCAACACCTGCCGACATTAATGCGATACCTAGTGCGGTAGTTGTTCCTCCAGTGAACAATCCCGCAACCATCAAACCAGCACCAACTACTTTTGTAATTAATCCACCACTACCGCCCATTATTCCACTCTCCACGCTTTGATAGGGTTAATTTGCACCGGCCTAACACCAATAGAAGTAACTCCCCAATAATTACCCGCCCATACTACGGCCATGCTGTCACCATCATCACCTTTGAACATGACAAGATCCCCACGCTGTACAGAATCAATAGAAATAGATTTAAAGTGGCGGGAAACTGCTCTATCAAGTGAGCCAAATTTAGATTTGATAAGGTTGAAGGCTTCGGCTTTGGTTTTATATTTTCCAAGAAAGGGTTTTATTGGCGAGAAACCACATTGTGCGTAAATACATTCAGAGGCAAAAATACAACAGTCAAATTCACCCCATGAAAAAGGGCGACTCATGGCCGCCCTTATGGTTTCTGGTAGCTGGAGTGTCCAGCTTGGTTGTTTCATTAAGACCTCTTAGAAAACAAAAAACCCACCGAAGTGGGTTTGTAAGAAAAATAAAATACTATTAAAAATTTATATTTTGCTTAAATAATTCGTTAGCTATCTTCTTGTTTTTAGGTGGTAATAATGAGAATTTCTCATTTTTCAACATGGTAAATAAATCAATAGCCTCACTAATGTCATCACCTTGTGATTTTTGTCTTTCAATATATTTATTACCATATCTAGCAAATTTAATAATCATTGATTCATTTAACTTACCATCACTTGAAAGAATATTATCTCCAATAACTTGTGCTTCGCGAAAGTAATCAATGACCAATTTTTCTTTTTCTTCATTACTAAGTGTAATTGAAGATGACTCTAATAACGACGTTAGTAACTCAACTTGCCTGCGGTTTTTTTTATCAATAGCTTCTAATAATTCCACTACTCTATCGGCTCTAACACTGGCTCTATTTAAGAAAAACCAAAACACAATAGAGATTATTAAAAGAATGATGTACACAATAAAGAATGGATCCATGTCTTGTCCTAATTAATAAAATAAATGTTACTTATAAATGAATGCAGGTGCGTCTTTCTTGCTTCCCCAGTAAATAGCACGCTCAGCCATTTGAGCAACATACCGAAAGATGCGATCACCCTGCCTTCTTGATGACCATGACTCATCAGTAAATCTATCAGGTAAACCAATTGACCATCGTTCAAATCGATTAGAAACATTAACACAAACAGCGTTCTCTTCACCAGAAACAACACTAATTGATGAGATCTGCCCAACAAACAAAATTTCCGCTAATAGTGGCTTACCATCTTCTCCAATCGCTACCATCATTAATCGTACCTCTCTCCCTCGGCTTTGTTCATTCATCACCATACCGACAAGGGACTTGTCAAAACCAGCTAGTTTAAGCTGTAATTGAGGCGGGCTTGTTGTCTTGTTTTCATTAAGTTGGCTAATTTCACCGAGACTTCCAACGCCTAAATAAGTCTCTCCAGCAATAACAAGTTGACCAACACCAGTATGCGCACAAGTGACTCCTGATTTTAGGTTTAGTCGAGCTGCAAGTACGATATAAGCACCCTCATTGATTGCTTTTACCATACCGTCAGAAAATGGATGATATTGCATTAATACAGCACCTCCTCAAATGAAAGGGTAACATTAGAGTATCCCAACCGACGATGTTGAAACTTCCCTTGCTCATTGTCTGATAATCGAAAAACACCAAAAGGGGCTTTGATGATCACCTCTTCGTTCAATGCAGGTGGAGTTCTGAGCATGGGAGAAATTGAAATGACAGCTCGCCCTTCGTTATCGCTAACAACATCGGCTACTACCATTTTCAACTCATTCCCAATCGTGAGGCGGTCACCCTGCTGTAAAACGCGCATATTTCGCTTCCAGCCTGATGTTTGTAAAGAGACACCAGACTGACTGGCTAAAGCAACTTTAGGAGTTCCGTACCCTTCTTTCCCTTTTCTGATCCAGCTCGATATTCTTACTCTTCCTGACATACCATCAAGTGCAGCAACAAGAGCCTCAAGTTTACGTGATTTTTCTTCACTTAAATTACTAAACGTTAACTCACAGCGCCAACGGCTTCCCGGAAAACGAACTGTTTGACTACTACCATTAAACGGAGAAGTGAACGTTTTACTATTACTGAGTAATTGCCAATCTTCATTAATAGGGCATACATCTTCTGGCCATGCTAAAATATTCATCTACACTCCTAACGTTCTACGTGCAGTTCCATTACTTTGAAAATCTTGCAATATAATCGCCCTTGCTTTTTGTGCACCAGCTTCGGTGCCTTGCTCTGCCGCTTCTTTCATTGCTTGAGCAAGAACAGCATCACCATTACCTGTCACTGTAATTTGATTTACCACCGTGATATTAACTCCTGATGAAGATGATGTTGTGACTGGTGTTGACGGCACCTTTCCAGCCAATGAGCCAACAAAACCACCAGAAGCATAGCCCCGCGTCAAATTCATCAAGCGATAAAGATTGCCGACCCCTAATTTTGCTGTCGCTTCTTTTGTGAAGACAAACTCACCACCATGAACAACACCTTTTGGCTCAAACTTTCCGCCATGTCCCGTATATCCGCCATACGCAAAAAGCCCTCCTGGTCCTCCACCAGCATCACCACCGCCAGAAGCTCCGCCCATAAAAAAGCTGGTTCCTGCTTCAATCGCTTTGAAAACTAACATCTTCATCACCATACGAGTAATGTCAGATATCACAGCGTTCGCAAAGTCTTTAAAGCTACCTTTACCCGTTAAGACAAAATCAGCTAAAGAGTCAGACATATTATTCAAAGCATTAGCAGTTACATTTTTAACGTTTTCCATCACATTGGTAGCGGAATCACTAAAATCCGAAAGCCCCTGATTTAAACCTTCAACAGGATCTAATTTCATTAATTCCCGTTTTTGTAATTCGGCATCAATTTTTTGCTTTGTAAGTTCGACATTGCGCTGTAAGTTTGCAAGCTCCTTGTCTCCTAAATCCACACTGGCCTGCTTATACAGTAAATCAACTTCCCTCAAAGCATTTAATCTTTCCTGTTCCGCCCTTGATTTTCCTATTAATGAAGTCTCAAACTGCATTTGCTCAACTTCTTTACCGCGATCATAAGCAAATTGCGCGACAGAATTAGCGCGAGCCATATCATCAATGGCTTTTGCTTTCTCTTTAATAGTTTCGATTGCTTTTGGATCTATCTTTAATATTTCGTCGAATTTTTCTTTATTCTTTTTGATATCAGCAAGTGCAGAATTATATTCATTAAATGAAGATGTAGTGCCATACAGCTGAATACTCTGTCCATCTGCAATTAATGAGGCTTGTTTTTCTTGTAAATCAGAAAGAAGTTTTGTGTATTGCTTGGCATAATCAATGCTTGATTTTGGCGTTTTGGGTGGTTTGATTTTTTTAGATTGTAAGGCAAGCTGTGCGTCAATTTCAGCCTGTAACGCTTTATCATAGCCTTGCATATCAGGCGTTACTTTTCTGCTAGCGAGGACATCTTCTGCATTAAGCTTAGCCAACGCTTCGCCAGTAGCTTTAGCCTTTTCAATAGCTCGAAGAGAGGCATCTATTGATTTTTGGGCGTCAGCAGATACTATAATTAAAGAATTCGCTGAAAACTGTTGTTGCTCTTGAGTGGCCGAGCGAATAGATTGCGCTAAATTATCAAAAGCAGAACCTTGTAAATGAAGCTTGCCAATTAATTCATCCGACCTAACAGATGCATCATAAATTCGACCTGCATAAAGTGCATACGCGTTAGAAACCATCCCATTTTTTTGAACTTCGGCATCAAGTAAGAACATCATTTTCTTACGCGTAACTTCTAATTCTCTGCTTTTTGCTTCAACTTCAGCTATTACTTGAATTTCCTCTTTTCTAGCTTTAACTACTTCCGCTGAAAATGACTCGTAATCTCCTGTATAATAAAAAGAGATGCCTTTATTTGCCCCACCCAAATCCGATGATTTTTTAAAATCCTCTTGCTTTCTCTTTAGCTCTTCTATTTTCTCAATTTGTGCATCTAAACCTTCAGCCAGTTTTCCGATTGAAGCTTGACGCTCCGCATCACTTAATTTGTTTAATGACTCTGTTGCAACGTCTAATGACTCTGCATACTCAAGAGCCTTTTGTCTTGATTGTTCTGCTTGTTGTTGCCACTCATAATAGGCCATTGCGCCCGCTGTCAATAACCCTGTTGCGATCCCTAATGGGCCACCAAGAAAAGCAAGCGCACCTCCAAATCCACGTCCTAATGTTGAACTGGCTCTTTGTGCTGCATTCAATCGTTGTATCGCTAATGTTTCTGCATTTGTGGCCGATACAATAATTGAAGACTGTGCTTTCATTCGCATTCTAATACTACTGCGCTGAGCTTCTGTCTGAGCCAGTTGAAGTTGTGCTTGTAAAGAACGCATCTCAACACGAGCCAATTCTAACTCGGCTGTCATTTTTGCTTGCGTTGCCTTGGCAGCAATAAGATCTTGTTGAACTTTTAATTTTGTTGCTGTTGTTTGTGCATAAGTGGCTTGAGTCCATTTTGTTATTTTTACCACAATAGCTGTAACTGCTAATGCCTCTGCCACTTTCATTACTTCAGAAAAGTTATTAGATAACGCAGATAAACCAGTGGTTAATAGCTGAGTTGCACCAGTGCTTTGATTAGCTTCACCAACAAACTTTGTCATTGCTGATTGTAAATTAGTAAAACCTTGGCTAACAGTTGTCACACTGGTAGCAAATTTTTGATCAACAGAATCTTTGACTTTTTCCAATGCCTGAATGATTTTATCAATCGCCATTTCACCGTCTTGGGCTTTCTTTTTTAAATCCCCCATGGAGATCCCCATGCCTTCTGCAATGGCTTGTGCTAAACCGGGGATTTGTTCGATAACAGAGTTTAAATCTTGCCCACGCAACTGGCCTGCCGCTAATGCTTGGCCAAACTGTGTTAACCCCATCGCAGCAGAGGCAGCACTGGTTCCTGAAAGAGAGACCGCTTTAGATACCGTTTCTGTCAGTTCGGCTACTTTTTGCTGATTAATACCTAGGCGTTCTGCATTATCTGAAAAACGCTGATAAACCTGTGCAGTTGCATCGAGTGACTGGTAGGTTTTTTGGGCAATGGTATAGACATCATTGGTCGCTCTGTTTAGGGCTTGAGTGCTATCTGTGACTAATTTCAGTCGGTTTTGTAGGTCAGTCCAACCGTCAGCATAGTTAATCACTTGCTTCACCGACAATGCGCCGGTAACAACTTTGGCAAAATTAGCAAATGATGAAGCTGATTTTGCCGTCTGTGACGCCATACGCTCTTGCTGAACAGTAATAGATTGCAAACTCACACGAACATTTTGATTAAATCGTTCTGTTTGATGCTGACTACGGTTGATCGCATTGGTGAAACTAGCCGTGTTCAGCGTTAAATCAATATTTAATGTTCCCAATGCGCCAGCCATAGAAACTCCTTAAAAACAATAAAATAAAAGCCCCAGCAAGGGGCTAACGATGAGCTAAAACATTCTGAGTAACGCTATCCCACTCTTCAGTTTCTGATGTTTTTTTCTGCCACATTGGCATAAAGTCAGTTAATTTAGGTGGGGTAGATTTCGGATCGCAATTCGCTATTGCTAAAAGATGAGCCACTTGCGCCATACGGTAATCCTCTCGCCATAAACCAAAGGGTTGTTTGCGATAAAAGGCTTCATATTCACACAAGTGACTTTCGGGCATTTGCTCTATTTCTACGAGGGTTTTTCCCAGTGCCAACGACAATATTATTTGGAATTGTCGCCGGTCTGTGAGTTTTTTTCGTTACCGCCCTCCGCATTAAAAACAGCATTAGAGAACCCTTGCCCTAAGCGATTAAGACCTTTTAGATCATCTTCATTTTCAGCATCAAAAAGGAGTTCCCCTTTTTCATCACAGAGTTTAAAGGCGAGCATACGTGCCACATCAAACTCGTCATAAACTCGATTCATTGCTTCATTGAATTGATCAGCATCTTCTTCGTCTAAATAAATATCTTGCTCTTCTGCAAGCTTCATTTTTATTTGACGTAATTTTCGCTGAATGTAATTCATTGTGCCAACATCCAGCTCTTTGACATAAAAGGTGTTATCTAAATAGGTAAAAGGAGTGATTTTAAGCGCTTGATTTAACACTAACTCACGTAATAATGTATTCGACATGGTAGCCCTTAATTTGTTTTGCTAAAGTTAGTTTTTATACGGAGGCTAAAGGAACATTTAAATAGTCGCGACCAGACAATTTAATCGACACACCTGAGTCCATCATCTGCCCAACACTCCCCTCAATATTCATCCCCGTTTCGATCGAGCCGAAATAGAACATGGCACCTTCATCACGAGTGAGCACCATTTTTACAGCAAATTTTTCTTTGCTATTCTCATACTTACGTAATAATCGCTGAACAGCACTAGAGCTATACTGCAAGAAAAACGTTAATTTAATTGAGCCGTATTCCGTATCACCGGATTCATATTCTTTGCCGTCACTGCAAATAGTGGTAACGTCGATTTGTTCGGTCGTCGAGCCGTCTTTACTGAAGCTTTTCACGGCACAAAAGTTATTAGACCATTGAATACGTTGTGCTTTTGCTTCTGCAAAATCCGTAGGTAGCGTTTTATCACTCCAATCCACTTCGTCACACAGGGTCACCTTATCGCCTTCAACACTGGCGACAGGAAAGCGCCCATTGAGTTCTCCTAAACCTGATAACACAATCATGTCATCAGCTTTTAATTTACTCCCTTCGATGGTGAGCGTAGCGGGAGAAAGTGTCACTGCAGTAATGCTCACCTCCTCACCTAATCCTGTTTGAACAAACAGTTTTGTGCCAAGGAAGGGGGTTGCTTTATGATTTTTTGGCTTTGCCATATCAATATCCTATTTATCTGATGAGATAGTAAATTCCAGAATGAGCCGATGTAATTTGACATCGGGTTCATATTCGAAAAACGTGTTAATACGCTGAGAAAAAGGAATGCTTTCGACCATAATTGAGTTTATTTTCTTACGCATTGTTGTTAGGTTTTTGGGGTTAGAGTCGTACACATCGAGCTGGACGCGATAATCATCAAGATCCATCTCCACCAGCGCGTTATTCGGTGTGATACTGGAAAATTGGATCACAATAGCGGGGTAAACCAATTTACCTTCAGGCAATACCTGAAAAAAAACCCTTTCATCGACTAGCGCTGAAAGGGCTTCCTTTAATTGATAAATCATATTGTTACCTTGTTTTCTCAATTTCCTCTTTTAACGTTTGAACAATCACTTTTGCGGTGGCCTCTTTTTTAGCTTCAAAACCCGGTCTCATAAAAGGTTGAGCTGGCATCTTTGAAGTACCAAACTCGACGAACCACCAATAAAAAGGATCATTCGGGTTTAATGCGGCACTTTTTCCTGTCGCTTGTTTGAATGCAGTAATTTTTTTACCCGGTAAAGACTTTACCCAGATACGTGTTTTTGTTTGCCCGTTACGCTGTACTTTTGTTTTAGAGCGAATGTTACGTTTAATCGTCCCTTTGCGTCGATGTGGAACATCTTCTTTCAAAATGGGTACGCGGTTCTTAATTTCCTTTTTTAATGTCGATGCCCCTGCATTCATTGCTTTGCGTGCGCTACGGTTTCTAACCTTGCGTGCAACTTCTTGCATTTTTCGTTGTATTTCAGACAATCCGCTGATTTTAATCTCACCCATCATTAACTCCTTCCTTGCACATCAGTTGTAGCTCTCTGTGCTGTTCTTTCGGATCAATAATTGAGATGATATCGAACACTCTTTCACCATAAACGACACGCATTGACGTGTTTATTCCTGGCACGTAGCGAATAAGAATACGTGTGCTGGCTTCACTTTGGACTTGCTGTGCCTGAAAGTATTCACGCCCCTGATAAGGTGCAATAGATGCGCGTACTTTTGGTAAGAAATCTTCCCAAATTACTTCATTACCGCTAATGGCATCGGGCGCTAATGTCGGTTTTTGTATTTTAATGACATGCCGTAATTTTCCAGCTTGCATACAACCTCCTACACACCGTAAATTCGATAAGGTTGCAATAACGCTTCCACCGCAAAGGGTTGAGTTGAAAACGAGCGTCCTGAGATCACACCTTCGCGATTTTCATACCACTGCCCAATCAGTAATAACATGGCAGCAGAAACATCATCTGTCAGTAATAGATGATCGGCATCTTCTTGGTATCCTTCCGATACTTCCTTTTCATAAAGCGTCCTGCGAGTGTAGTTCTCGACAAACTTCACTGCAGAGTTGGTATAAAGAGCGAGCAATTTATCATCATCCGTAAAATCAGGATCAATATTGCAATGTTGTTTTACTAATTCCAGAGAAAGCATTATTTCTCCTTTTTAGCCTTGGTGTTTTTTTTAGGCTCAGGCTCAGGATGTACAACTTCCTTTTCTTTTGCATAGCCTTTTTGAATTAACTCACGCCCATGTTGTTCTAAGGTTTCAATCTCTTTTCCCTCAGTAACAACGACACTGCCAAAGTAAATGGCACGTAATACGATTAACTTCATATTGCCCCCCAAAGAAAAGGCGGTCATAAAGACCGCCCCATTCTCCCTATTGGTTATTCCCCTGATGTAGGTACGGTGAAGTCACCGTAAACAAAGGCTTCAGGACGTTTTACTGCTAACGCTAAACGCTCCTCGCAACGAATTGAGATCATGTTTTTCTCAAAATCGTCGGTGTTTTCAGTAGAAATCACTACATTGGTTTCTTCACGATCGAATAACTGCGCACCCGCGTTAAATGCCCCTGTTAAGAATTTACCTTTAAACGCTGTTGATTCAGTAGCAACAACAGGCAGACCCCATAAAGTTGGACCAATTAATGCAGATGGGTTGGCCAGAATGTAACGCCCTAATGAGTCTTTGGTTAATTCAATTTTCGCCCAATCAATAAAATGCAAAACATGCCCTGTGGCAGGTAGTCGAGCTAATTGAGCTTGTAGCATTGCCAGGCGTAAATCATCAATGCCGCTTTGCTTTTCGACACTAAATTCAGGTTTGTATTTAGAGGCTTGAGGAATGATGCCATGTAAATGAGCGCCAGAACCGTCACCAAACAAGATTTCTTGCTCTTCAACAAACTTCAAGCCATAACGCATTTCAGCATCGACTAAAGACTGCAGTTGTGCAAAATCATCTAGGATTTGTTTAGAGGCCTTGAACATATGAGCAATAGTGGTTACAGGTGTGATTTTGGTTGCAAACTCAATGTCACTGTAAGGCTTAGTGGTATTTTCTGGTACCACAGAAGCTTTATTCGTAAAGCCCGTCTGCTGAACCCAGAAAATAGCTGGTGAAGTAGTTTTGCCTGGTGCAATCAGATCACGGATAAATAAACGCTGTTTTGGCGCAACATCAATACCAGGTAAGCGCTGAGGTTCAACAACACCTTCAGCCACACCGGTTGAAGTTAATGCGGCTTGCACTGGAATAGAAATGCGCTTACTTGATTGAATACTAGAGTTAATTTCTTTCAGTACATCTGCAGAAATGACTTGTTGACCAATTGTTTTGGCTGCCTGAACCGCATTATTCAGTGGCATTTGTGCTACATGTTGATCTAATTCACCTAATGAAGCTTTGAGTGTTTTTTCAGACTCACGCAATGCATTCAGTTCGGTTGCCATCTTATCTACTGCAGCTTTAGTTTCAGTGCTTAAACTACCAACCTTTTGCGCTTCTTTTAAGGCTTCTTCGGCTTTAGCATTAAATTTGCCATTGGCTTCTTCAATTTTTGCCGATAGATTTTTTAATAATTCATTTGTATCAGACATAATGTCTCCAATTAGTTAGCTGTGGCAAAGGCATTTACCGCCTTTTCCAATTCAGAAAGAGTTTCAGGATTAATTTCAGAGGTAGCGCTTGGCGTACCATGAGGGTTGGAAGTAGCGCTCGGCATACTTCGTGTTAAAGCACTAATAAGTTTTCTACGCTCAGAGCGAGAGGTGTTTGCTTTAGCAAGTAATGCATCTAATTTACGAATGGCGGCTTGTGGGCTTTCATCACCATCATCAACGATATCTGCAGTAAGCAAATTGTCAGCAAACCCTTTTTCAATCGCTTCGCTCGCACCAATATAGGTTTCGTCGTCCATCATCTGACTTACGACCTCATTAGATTGCCCACTACGTGCAACATAGATATCTGCCATAGACGTATCAAAAGGAGTGAGATCATTAGCTAATTTTGCAAAGTCATGCCGATTACCCACACCTACAGCCCAGCAGTTATGGATCATCAAAAAAGCACCACGACCCATTTGTATTTCGTCGCCCGCCATAGCAATAATGGAAGCTGCTGAAGCCGCAATGCCTAAAATGTTAACGGTGACTTTTCCGCTGTGAGAGCGAAGTAAGTTATAAATAGCCAACCCTTCAAACATATCGCCACCGGGGCTATTGATATTGACAACCACATCATTATTTCCAATAGCGCGAAGTGCGGCAGAAATACGTTTTGCGGTAACACCCTCCCCCCAATAGTCTTCACCAATCACATCTAATATTGAGATGGTGTTATCCGTACTTGATGCACGAATACTGCTATTCCATTTATCCAGCGCTCTAGGTTTAAGCTCGTAGCTAATCGATGCGCAGGGGCGATCCTCCAGCGCAACTGGCAAATGACTTTTTTTCATAAATTTACTCCTCAGAGTGAGGTTGATTGGCTTGAGAATGCCGGGCTACGGGATTGCCTTCAGGAAATAACCAGTTGGTGATCTGCGCTTTAAGTTTTTCAGCTTCATTGCTAGAAGCTTCTTGCCCAAGCTGATCAAGTGGCGTTAAATTAAGCTGAACAGTGTAAATATCACCACCCTCAATCGGCGGTAAATTCTCTAGTCGTCTCACATCATTTCGACTCATCCAGCCATTTTGTAATGCCGTTGTGTAGTAAGCAGAGCGCCCTGCACTGTCAGCCCGTAATAAACCTTCAACAGAGAATTCAGCATAATAATCATCGTCGCCATTCAATAAGCATCGGCTAATTTCTTGCTCTATATTGACTAAAAGAGGTCTAAGTGTGTTAGTGAGGAATTGCATATTCATCCCCTCTACACTCGATGCCCAACTACTTTGCTTATCAGCATGCCCAACCATAAAGGGAGGAACTCGAAACCAACGGCAAATCTCCTCAATGCTGTATCCTCGACTTTGTAAAAGCTGAGCTGTTTCAGGATTCATTGTTACATTTTGAAAAGATAAATCTGCCTCAAGTATCATTACCTTCCCAGCATTTTTTGAGCCAGAAAAAGTCGTCAAATGTTTTCTTAAACGCTCTCTCTGTTCTGGCTTTAATGCTGCTTTTGACGTAAGCAACCCGCTGGTTTGTAACCCATTTTCGAAAACCTTTCCAGCAGCTTCATCCGTTGATAGTGCCGTGCCAATAACATCTCTCCCTACTTGAATAGGGATCATTCCACAAATACCATCCATACCAAACCCTCTGATATGCATTATATTTTTATCAGGAATAACTCTCTTGACTGATTTTGAATCAGTGTAAGTATATTCTAATCGTCCATTATCTAAGCGCTTTACTATCATATTTTGCGGTAGTAATGGATTAAGGGAGACTAATTTAGATCCAATATATAACTTCTCAATAAAGGCGTTTCCTCTTAAGCATAAGCTGGCAACGACCATTAACATAAATCGAGAAGGTGTCATTTCTGAATTTGGTCTTCGGCACAACACAGTGTAGGCAGGATGTTGTTTTGCTAGTTCACGAGAGCCATCTATATTTGTTTTATAGATTTTAAGCGGTAACGTTGAAATGGATTCACTAAGCAATCGAACACAAGACCAAACAGCTGACAACTGTAAGGCATTATCAGCCGTCACTGTCTTGCCACTACTGCTCTTTCCTGACCACTCCCCCCAAAATGTACCGTCCGCTAAACTAATAGGGATGCCCATCCAATTAAGGATGGCGGACTTCACTCTCCCTGGTTTTTTTAATGTGCCCATCTAAATCCCCACTATAATTGGATCATCAAAGAATCCTTCAATATCTCCATCATCATCAACCTTACCTTCAGCAGTACCAATCGCCATTGCAGAGGCCACGACTCCATCAATTCGACCGGTACTTTTCTTTTTAGCAAAAATACGATTTTCTTTTTGATCTGCCTCTAAAACGGCAGAAGCTGCATTCCACCTCAAACAAGGATTAGCATGAATGACTAATTTTTCATCATCTATAAGCCCTTCAAATAATTCGATTGAGTGGGGCATCCATAACCCAGAATCCTTAGCTTTGTAATATCCCTGCCCGTGAGGAATGAGAGGTATTGTTACTGAAGCTTCGTCTAATTCAGGCTCGAGATATTTAATGCGATATTGGTCAAATCCAATTGCAAGTAAATTAACATGATGAGTTATTTCAGATAGGCGCTCTGCTACAAATTCATATTTGACTGCTTTACCCGGTGTAGTATGAATAAACCCTTGCCTAACCCAAGCATCATAAGGAACCCTGTCAGTTTTAGCTCTTTCCAATAAAGTGTCTTTGGGTGTCCAAAATTCAACATATAGGTGTTTGATGCGAGGAAAATAAAGCGCGAGTGCAGTTAAATCTCGTGTTCCTGATAAGTCTAATCCGCCATAGCATTCTTCACCTTGTAGATCTTCCAAAGTAAAGAGTTTCTCTCGATTCATCCAAGTGTCACCATTGATCCACGGATTATCTGCATCTACCCATTGGCAGAAGTTAAGACGACGAACAATGCTTTCTTTTGCTGGCATTCCTTGGGCTTGTGTGACTTGTTCACGTAAATAGCGATCCGTGAAGGTATAACCTAGAGAAGGATTTGCTTTTCCCCAACACGATTCATCTTTAAACGGGTCGTCTCCTTCATCAAGAGAACAGATATAAGAAAAGAAACTGTCATCTTCAATGGTGCTTTCAGCAACTTTTCGTCCGTATTCATGGTAGTCATAACACACGCTGGTTTTATCATGGCCACTGTTTGTGATCATGAATATCAGTGCCTGTCGCCGACCTTTTGTACCAGCACGCATCATTTCAACAGCAGTGTTATTTCGATGCTCATGAATTTCGTCGATAAGGGCGCAGTGTGGTCGAGGGCCTGATTGCCCATCATCAGAACTAATTGGCCTAAAGAATGAGCCTGTCTTTAAAAAAGCCAAATTCCACTCTTTGCCTGCACCGCCTGATTTAGTGATGCGCTGACTAAGCGCAGGCGACTGATCAACCATTGCCACTGCATCACGAAATAAAATCATGGCCTGGTCTTTTTTTGTTGCTGCAGCATAAACTTCGGCACGAGGCTCACCATCAGCAACTAAACAATAAAGACCAACCCCACCAGCTAATGGTGACTTACCTGATCCTTTACCTGATTCAACATACGCCATACGAAATCGACGTGTACCATCTTCCATTTTCCACCCAAAGATGGAGCCAACAACAAAACATTGCCAAGGCAATAAAATAAATGGCTTTCCTTCATGCTCTCCACCATTAAGTTTTAACACCTTTGCAAAGAATCCAATGGCGCGCTGTACAGCATCAACATCCCAGACTAAACCGCGCTTTTTAGCTTCATTTAAATCTTTGAGGTGCCTTGCACAGGAATTTCTGATATCGGGACCGGCTAACACCTTTCCACTATTAACGTCTTGAGCATATTGAGTTGCAGGATCAACCGAAGTATTGGTTGAGTGGGTCTTCCTCTTCTTCTCCACCATCTACTTTCACCTTTGAGCGAGATGCTGGTGTTAAACCAAACTCGACTAAATAACTTTTGAAACGTCGATCCGCATCAGCCAGCATGGCCACTGCGGGATTCGCTTTAATTAAAAAATCCCCTAATTGGGTTTTTGTTGTATATGTCCGACCTTCAATAGCAATGGTGTCTCGCAACTGAAGAATATCGGCATAAATATCACACAACCTTTCTAGCGCAAATACGTCAGCAATGGTCAGAACACCCATTCCATCCAACAATAGCGTTAATTTTACCCATGCCATTTTTCCCCAGTCCGTCAAATATTCAGGTGGACTTGGAATTTCACGTTTAGGTTGTGGTTCTTTATCGTTAAGTTTTCTTTTCCCCGGATTACCGGTGACCACCTTCAAGTGGGTCGGTTTCGGGCGCCTTCCTGCCATCGGAACCTCCCAGAAAAAAACTTTTCATTTCGCGGTTGTGCACACAAATGACGGGGCTAGGTAATCCAAACAAAAAGATTTGAACTTTTTACCCACCCCCACTGTTATAATTACAATTGATATGACCTTACTTATTCCAGTGAGAGTTAGGATCAAGGGGAATGCCGTCAGCATTACAACCAACAACTTTTCCACTCTTTTCCATTCGCTGTTTTGTTGAGTTGTGGTGAAGGTCACATAAGCTTTGAAAGTTCTTCTTATCCCAGAATAGGGCTTGTGCTTTTGTGATAAGGACCTTATCACCAGATTGGATCGCATCTCTAAGTCGATGAGGAATAATATGGTCAACAACTGTGGCTGCAGTAATACGTCCTTGCTCTTTGCACATAACACAGAGTGGATGCTCATTAAGAAAAGCTAATCGCGCCTTTGCCCATCGACCACCATAGACATTACGTTTTTTCATTTCTTATCTCTGACTGCACCACGTTTTGTTATTTAACTCACTCACAGCTTGTGCCCACGCTTGATGCTGAGTTTCCATTACTCTTTTTAACTCAGTGATAGCAATATCTTGACTATTAGCTCGCATGCGTAAATCCGCCAACTCAGCCTTAGTACCCTGTTCTAACTTATAACTGACAGCCACATCTTTTAGTTCTGCGGAATTAACAAAGGTATCTTTGATAAATAACTTACCAGCAAACTGTGGTGTTGATTTAGGCTTTACCCCTACATCTTGCATCAGTTGCTTAATGCGAGTGAGCTGTTCTTCTAACTTATCTAAGTCACTTGTATCTACTGAGACTTTGTAAATCAGCTCACCTATTTCTTTTTTAGGATGATTAATAGTTATCTTTTCAGGAGCCTTACCACCTATTGAAAGTTTTAAATAACCATTCGCACAATAAGACGCACTGTATGTTTTTGTTTCAATACGGACAGAACCATCATCATTAATAATTATATTCATTTACTCTCTCCAATAAAAAAGCCTCCAGTGATTAACTGATGGCTATCTCTATAAACTCTATCAACGCCTCTCAATACATGATATTTATTGAATTTAATTACTATAATTACATCTATTAATTTAATAAAAAATCAATTCTTTGTAATGGATAATTACAGCATGTTATTTCATTGTAACCAAATGATTAATAAATAAATAATTTACACTCATGATATTAATTAGACTCACATCACTCTCGATAATTACTTTTAATGTTAATATATAGGCTTATATTCTTATGTGAGAATGCTAGTTTTTTGTTATAGATGTTTATTTCCCGAATGACCTTACATCAATAATAAAGCCTCTCTGACACACATTCAAACGAGGAGGTATTATGTATTTTTTATACACAATTATCGCTATTGTATTCTTGATTTCCCTCGCCACTACAAAATCTGACTCAAAGAACAAACGAAAATAAAATCCATTAAAATAATTAATTAAAAAAATAATCATACCCAATATAGCTGAATAACCTGTGTTAACTTATTATTTTTACAGAATATGTCTAAATAACAACGCGCTAGATATAAATATTTTTATCATATCCTTAGCAAATTTATTCGCCCATACTTTGGCAATATGTAAGCAGTCGTCAAACATTCGCCCTTTTCTACTTGCTTGAGAACTTCGACGATAATGATCTACCGCCATGTAACTTGCTCTACGACAAACAGGCAAAGAAAGATTGTTTTTTAAAAACTTACGTTGATTATTAACAGATTGGCTTACTAAATATTGGTAATCTATTGTTTTCTCACATACTAGTGAAAGCCCTGTGGGCGCCCAAACTCACAGGGTTATTTTTATATTGCTCTGTTTATTTAGGTAGGAGATAGATAAGAATAATCAATCTGGTATATATATTTACCTAAGCTATACTAAGTAAACATCGCTATACTTTAATTGATATCTTGTTAGTTTGCCCTCGTACCCTACGTAGGGCTTTTTTTAGTTCACACACTCCGTCCTAATATAATCCTGTAATCCCAATATCACTTGCTCTGATTCTGCAATTCGCTCTCGGAGTAACCAATAATTTCTGATAGCGGTGTCAGTAGGTCGGGCGGTGGTTGCATTAGCCACGCCGGAGGTGGAAGTGGTAGCGCTCTTTGGACATTCGGCTTTGATGTACACCCTGTCAGGATTACGCTCAGCACTAACGCGCAGCCTATCGATTTCAGCCTTTGCATTTGTAAGTTCCGTCGCGTGTTTTGTATCAAGTTCATGAAGTGAGTTAATGCGCTTTTCGTAGTCGGCCATTTCAGCCACGAGAGAGTCGTTTGTTTTCTTTAGCTCTTTATTCTCTTTACCAAGTTCAATCATTTCTTTAGTTGAAAAGAATAAAGCAACACACAAAGCTCCCCATAATAAAATGGGAAACCAGGGCTTTAACTTATTCACAACTACCCCTCGTTATTTTACCTTTACCCGTTTCCATCAAAATAAAATCAAGTACCATTTCCCCTGCTTTTTCTTTTAGGCTCTGAATTTTATTTTCATGTTGAGGCTTAACATCCTTCCAAGCATTTAACCCTTTGCCAAACTTACTCGCAATTGCTTCATCTCTTTTAAAATCAGCGCAAGCTTCATTGAGTTGTTCCATCACGCTTAATTTTCTAGGATTAACAACTCGCCCTTCTGTCCAATATCGATAAAGAACATCATCACATTCCTCTTGAAACTGAATTACTTTATCGCGGATTTCAGATTTGACCTTGTTGGGATAAATAGTCAGCATCCAAGCTGAAAGTTTTCTAAGTTGTAGGCAAATCATTGATTGCTCACCACCCTTAGAAGGTATTGCGATTTCCACAATACCTTTACTAAAGCGTTTTTTTAACTTAGTAAACTGTGATGCCCAATTTAATCCCATACCTTCAATTATTGGCTTCATGGGAACATACGGTTCATTGTTATGCTCAACAACATAAAGCTCGTTATCATAAAATGGAACAGTAATTGTATTAGTCATAGTGTCTACCTTATTTAGTAATGAACCTTTGCCGAAATAGGAAATCAGCCCATCGAAGCGACACTAGCTTTAACTGATCCCCTCAAAGGCTCATTACCTAAATATTGGCTCGATGTGATTTGCACTTTCGGTGTGCGTAAAACGTGGATACAAAAAAGCCCCGCAAATGCGAGGCTATGAGATAGGATTAATTATTGAGTTAAAGTAACAACCAAGCATCTTCAAAGACTTTTTGTGAATACGGTTGATAGCCCAACTCAACGCCCACGATTGCTTTTGCTAAAGAGATAGCAACTGACTTTGATTGAGTATCTATCTTGTCATTAATACCAACACCAATCTCTTTTGATGCACGGCTAACATAACCATTCGTGTTGTTCTCAACTGGCGGTGCATACTTATTAATAATTGCTGATACTGAGTTCAAACCATATTTACGTTGATATGTTTGAGTTAGTTTATAAATTGCTCTGATGCCATACTCAGGCGACTCAAAGACACAGAATCGAGGGTTAGGAACTCCCGTTTCAATTCCGACTAAACCTTTCCATTTATTACGTGGGTTATAGTCAATGTTGCCTGGGTTGTTATTGCGTTCACCGCGTGCTGGTTTAGTCATTTTTCAGTCCTGCCTTACCCTTAATGAGTTTACTTAATCCATCCACACCGACATACCCAATGAATACACTAGCCAGATATGCCAATTCATGATTAAGGCCAAGTAGCGTCAAGAGGTCTTTTACAAACCATGCAAACAACGCACACATAGCACCATCAAATAACGTTTTCTTCCAGCCACCGCCGTTGTACTTACCACGCAGAATTGCCATGCCAGTTGCTAGTGACGCGCTAATTCCTTGCTCCTTATGAGCGGCGATAACTTGGAATACTTGATCCCAAAACTCAGGGGTTTTTTTCATATGATTCATACTCACCCCCTATTTGGAGGAATTAGTTAATAGAACGCCGACTCACAGCTCTTGTGTGAATGTGATAACGAGGGTAATTGTTCTGTGGTCGGCATATACGAAAAAAGACCGCCTAAGCGATCTTCAAAATGAGTTGCTCGGAATAACCGAACATGTGAAATAGCGTTATCGGAATTCCGACATCGGAACAATATCAATAACTTAAACTATGTTACCCTCATCAATGAAGGTAACACCCTCGAATTCGGGGGAATTAAAATAGAAAGCCCCAAGTGTATCGCAAGCCAGATTTCTCCGTTCTGCGTAGTGACTATGAGGGCACTATTATGAGATTGTGGAGGAAGGCTATTTAATCCTTCGTCGGTTTCCAGATACTCTCAGGGGCTTAGCCTAATCCGCAAAGGCCGCCTCTGGATGGTGTGCGGTACATCCGACAGTCCATACACTGCCGATCAGTCTCGGCGTTCTCCACAATGGTTAAGGCGCCTTCTCCATGCAGTGCAAGGGTGATTTTACTCACCAAAAGACACCTTACCATTGCAGATAACAAAAAACCCCGCCGAAGCGAGGTTTTAAAAAAAACTATCAATAATCTCACGATATATGGAGTTTTATGAGTAATAACGTTTTCAGTCTGTGGGATTAATATTTCCAGACTTCTTGAGCAATCTCTTTTACTAATGCAATTTTATCCCATTGTTGCTCTTCAGTTAATGCATTCCCTTCTTCAGTTGATGCAAATCCACATTGAGTACTTAAACATAGTCGATCTAATGGTACGAACTTACTAGCTTCATAGATTCGCTCTATTACTTTTTGTTTACTCTCTAACTCTCCAGTTTTTGAAGAAATTAATCCCAGAACAACTTTTTTATTGCCTGAAACATAAGATAACGGGGAGAAATCACCAGCTCTATCTGTATCAAACTCTAAATAATATGCTGATACATTTTCTCTTCCAAAAAGGATCTCAGCAATCGGTCCATAGCCACCACTAGCGGCCCATGTAGAACGATAATTACCTCGGCAAACATGTGTTGTTAACACTAAATCTGATGGTGCGTTTTTAATCGCTTCATTATTCAAATAAACAAGCGTTTCCGCTAATGAGTTTATATCATTGCTTATTACAGTATGATCTGAATGGCATGAGCAACTATTTACACTTTCGCTCTCAGCAATACCTGAGTTGTGATATCGAGAATCAACCATCATACCCCAAGTACAATCATCTAATTGCAAATTGCGACACCCTACAAGATATAACTCTTTTATAAATTCTTGATAAGCACCAATAATATCGTTAATTAACTCATCTTTTGAAGGATAAATTGCATTAGTGCTATCTAAATTCTCTGGTCGATAAAGCTCTTTGAAAAATTGAGCTGGTGCAGGGATCGTTAAACGAGGAACAATATTATCCTCAGCAAATTTCAACAAAAATGAAAAATGTTCAATAAAAGGGTGGTTATTTCCAGATATTTTTCCTGTTAATCGAGCCGTCTCTGGACGAGTTTCAATACCATCGAATGAATATCCTTTAGATAAAAAGGCTTTTTCAACGCCGTTTAATCCCCACATAAAGTCTAAATGCCACCAGCTACGACGAAACTCACCATCGGTAATAACATGTAATCCGGCTTTTTTCTGCTTTTCTACTAACTCAATGATCGCTTTATCTTCTATTTTTTTTAATTCATGGCTAGAAATAGTGCCATTAGCATAATCGCTACGCGCTTTATGTAGATATTCAGGTCGAAGGTAACTACCAACGACATCAGCTTTAAATGGAGGGATGTTAGTGCTCATTCAATATATCCTATATTTTCTTATTAAGAATTTTGCTACCAAACATAGCATTAATAAAAAAAATGGATATTGAAACTATTTCATATTTAATATGAAGCTATTTCATTTTAAAAATTAAAAGCGCAGACAAAGAGAATAACCAATAAAAACACAAAACCTCACTTTAAATGAGGTTCATAAGCTAGTTGACCTTGATGTCAGTCTTATCACAATATCATCATTTTTACGTACGTAAAGTTTTTATATGATTTTTTCTACATATCGATCCATCTCTAATGGAACATCTAGCATCATTAACATACCTTCTATTATTCCTTCTGCCTTTTGTAATTTTTTACCTATATGCCCATCAGAACAATTGTGCTTGTTAGCAAGTTGCATAAATGTCATTCCGAATAAGTAATAATCAAGCAATAGATCATGCATATCACTATTCTTTTTATTCAATTGCGCCATACAACTAGAAATAATTATTGCATCGTCTTCACAGCATTGAGGACGAGCTTTAACCTTGCTTGGTATTAATCCACTAAATCCCGCAGCAATCGAATACCATTGAACCGACTCTGTATTATCTGCCGACCATGCACCCCATCTTTCTAATACCTGTTGTATATCACGCATTACGCCACTTCCTTATGTTGTCTTGAAAATACTAACTCTCTTACCTCACAAGCTTCTGTTAGCATGTCATTAAAATCACCATTATCAGGCCATCTCACACTGACCGTTTCTACATCATTATTAGAAAGTAGGTTTTTATGTGCGCACTCCATAGCAGCTGCATGACCTGCCGCATTCCAATCCATATCTGTAAAGATAACAAGGTGGATAACACCTTTTGGTGCTTTGAACTTTTTCATGAAGTTAGTATTGATGACCGACCAAGTATTTACACCATAGAGTTGCTTACAAGAAAGTGTGGTCTCTATACCTTCAGCAATGCCAAGTGTAGTATCGACAGGAAACATTCTTATCGCGACAGATTCTGCATACTCTAAATAATTGTCATCCTGCACAGCAGTCATTTTCTTCACAATATCAAGAGGTGCTTTTTTATCCCCTTGTAAATACGTTCTATGTAAATAACAGAGTTGCCCTTTAGCATCAGTAGCTAGTGACCAGATAGCTTGAAATTTGTCAGAACTATTACGAACAGGTTGATGATCACAATAACGGACGTTATCAAGTGGTAACTCAAAAACACCTCGATTCTGCAAATACTGCATGGCTGGTGTATTTTTAAGTATGGGTAGTTTGGAATAACAGCCCGTAATACGTTGGAATAAATTATTCTTATTTATTTTAGTTGGCAAAATAGCTTCTTTTTCTCGCTGATTACCAATCAACACATCAATTTCATCTGCTAATGTTTTAAAGTCTTTGCCTTGTGTTCTTTCTAACAATTGAAAACCGTTACCCGAACCACACGTACAGATGTAGGTTCCTCGCCCGTCTTTATCATCAATACGAAACTTTCCTTTTTGTCCGCAGATAGGGCATTTCCCTTTAAAGTGCTTACGCCCTGTTATAGGAGGTAACCCATAATGTGCAAATATTTTTGCCCATTGCCCTTTTACGGCATCAATTGTATTCACAGTAAACCTCCTTGCTGTGACTGGTGGCTAATTTGGGTACGTAGATTTTGAATATTGACTTGCGCCTTCTTGCGAGATTTAGCAAAGGCAATTTGTTTATATTTAATGAAGTTGCTCACTTCAGGTGTGATTTCTTGTGGCGTGTTGTGAAAACCTTGTGGCCATACACCAAATTTATCTTTGAAGGTATTGGATACCCAACCATCACTGATGGGCTTGCCCTGTGTCGCACGTTGATTCTGGTAGTATTTCAATTGAGACCACCAGCTTTGCTTATCTTCTCTGGTGTAAGTGCGCTCTTTTTTATTCAGTTTTTTTATGTTTCGGCTGGTATCAACATCGATATCTTCACCCACTAAAGGTTTAAACCCACATTTAGGGCAAACATAAACACCTGCAGGTTTCATGTAATGGCAAGAGGAACATTCTTTCGGTTTCTTCTCTCGTTTTTCTTGCTCTCTGCTAGACGAAGATTCACTCATACCGTCGTTTTTGGTAGGCAGTTCGTCATATTCAATATCATCGGGATAACCTAAGCGGTGAACTGAGCCGGAGTGATCAAAAATAAGGCAAGTCTCTTTTCCTGGTGCGGTACGTAATCCTCTTCCAATAGCCTGACACCAACGAATCTCTGATTTAGTTGGACGGGCGTAAATAATGCAACGGACATCACTATCAAAGCCGGCAATCAATGTTCCCACGCTCACAAGCACCTTGGTCGCGCCTTGCTCAAACCGATGAATAATGATCTGACGCTCATCATGTGGCGTATCTGCGGTGATCACCTCAGCATTGACACCTGCACGATTAAACTCGACGGTGACAAAATTGGCATGACTGACTGTGACGCAAAAGCAAATCGTAGGTAGATTTCGACCATTCACCAACCAGTTATCAACAATATCCCCCACCAAGTCCGCACCACTCATGATTTCAGCAATCTCAGCTTCTTTGTAATCACTACCGAACTCTGCGTTGCTGGACGATTTCACTTTTGATAAATCGGGTTTAGTCGGTGCGTAAAACTCGTATGAGCTTAGATCACCACGCTTGATTAACTCTTTCATGGTGGTGGGTTTGATTAGTGTTTCGTAGTAATGACCAAGGAATGGTGCAAAAGGCGTACCGGACAAACCAATTACCTTGAATTCACTTTCACTGATCACTTCTAATATTTTCTTACGGCGTAAATGCGCCTCATCGATAATGAGTAAATCGATGTTGTTTGGAAAATCTCTACGAATAACGGTATCTGCTGACGCTATTTGAATTAAACGAGTCGGATCATAATTAGGGTGATCACGCCATACATAACTAATCTCTTCGACTGGCAATCCATACTCAATGAAGCGACTGGCTGTTTGATCAATTAAAATGGTGTAAGGAACAAGAAACATTACTCTCATTCCACGCTGAACATGTCCATCAGTAATAAACGCAGCTAATGCCGTTTTTCCGCTTCCTGTTAGGCTATAAATCATGAATGTTCTATTTTGCTTCCATGCCTGACGTAACATCGTCAATCCGCGTTCCTGTGCAAAATTTGGTGTGATTGTTAACATCGGTTTCCTCATTTGATAATTAGCGCTGCCAAAGGAAGGGATTTATTTTTATTTCTTTGGACGTCTAAACGGCTATTGCTTTTTAACTCCTATAGAGATCTATATTTAAGATCTACTCACTCCCTTGGCTGTGCCTTCCCTAACACCCCTTTCAAAGATCACCCCCCTTTCCCCCCTAGAAAGTTTTCCCCTCTTCCCCAGAAAACAATCTAGACGGCTAAACGTCTTAACTTCCAACATCTCCTAAATCCAATCACTGTCAAATCGATAACGGCTTTGCTGTATAACCTTGCATTGCTCTCTGATAACGCTTTATGAACTCTCTTAATCTCACGTTAGCCTCATGACGAGCTTTGTTGTCTTTACGGTAGGGAACTTGTTCTCGTTCCCATTCCGTTTGATACACTTCTGAATATTTAACTAATGCCTTTTGCCTCATGCTTGGGCTTAACTTCGTGAGTTGTTCCTGAATCCACTTAGCATCATCAGGAAAGTAGTGATCAGGCATCGGCATATTGATTTGGTGCATGAGTTTCCCTTTCTGGTTTATTAGGAAAAACTTTAATTTCCTCGGCTCCCACCACTTCTCCATCAACATGAATAACAAAAATATTTCTTTTGTTTTTTAATGCTTTATTTATTGCACTTTGCTGAATACCAAATAAGTCAGCTACTTTTTTTTGCCCCAACTTTGAAACCAAAACCGATAATGGTATTTTTTCCATAAATGCTCCTCCTGAATTTATTATTACCGCTAATGATAATTAAATCAACACCGGAGGTGATTGTTTTTATCTCCGGAGGTGATATTATTAATTTATGAAAAAGAAACCTTTGACTGATGAACAAAAAGCAGACGCAATTCGCCTCAAATCCATATTTGAATCTAAGAAAAAAAACTTGGGATTATCACAAGAAGTTCTTGGGGAAATGTTGGGGATGGGGCAAAGCGCTGTTGCGCAAATATTGAATGGCGTTAATGCTATTAATCATGAGCATGTTGCAAAACTTGCAAAAATACTTGACGTTTCGGTAGAAGAAATAAGCCCATTTCTTGCAAAAGAAATTAGGGAGGTTTACCAACCTGTTTTATCTCACACAACACAAAGCTCTCAAAGTTTTCATCAATACCCATTGTTCACAAAAGTTCAGGCTGGTGCCTTCTCGACAGAATTTAATTCATACACAAAACAAGACGCAGTGTCGTGGATACCAACAGCCAAGAAAGCCAGCGAACGTTCTTTCTGGCTAGAGGTTGAAGGTCAATCAATGACCGCACCACCGGGAGGTAAGCCAAGTTTTCCAGAAGGAATGCTTATCTTGGTTGATCCTGAGGAAGAAGTAGAGTTCGGTGACTTCTGCGTTGCTCGTTTACTAAATGATGAGTTCACATTCAAACGACTGATTAGAGATGGTGGAGTTGAGTACCTAGAGCCATTAAACCCTCGTTTTGACCTGATCCCTATTAACGGGAACTGCACAATCATAGGTAAGGTAATCAAGTCACAATGGCCTGACGACACGTTTTAGGAGGAAATATGGCGTTTAACAATATTGAGATAGCAAATATTAGACGGTGTATGGAATTTTTCATGGAAAAACGCCGCCCAGCAGAGCACCTAAGGGATGAATTAGATTTACAGTATCGTATCGAGGACGACTCAGTAATTATCTTTGAAATTAGGCAACTAATATGGAGTGATGGCAAAGTAGAAGAACCTATAGCAAAAATCACACATAATAAATATTCGAATTCATGGTCTCTGCTTTGGATGGATAAAAATAGTAACTGGCACAACTGCGATGAAAAAATGTTAGGTAGTTTCTCTGACGCTATTAAGCTCGTCGAAGATGATGTACAAGGCTGCTTCTTTGGGTGACGACACGTTTTAGGGTGAGCCCCATTAAAATAAATAAGGATATCAATTGGATAACAATAAACTAGCAGTAATCAATCCCCAAGGGGAATTAGAATTATTTCCAGTGAAAGAAGTTGAGTTCGATGGTATCCAGATGGGAATAATGAATGATGGCACTCCGTATTTAACATTGAGAGGGCTTTCTAGATTATGTGGAGTAGATCATAGAGCTCTTGGTAGGTTAACAACCAACTGGCTTGAAGAAAGAACGAAACCGAGAGGAAAGAAAATTGACTCAATCCTTAGAGGAAAAGGGTTAACGCTCTCCAGCCTATATACTGTTCTTAATAATAATACCGGTGAAGTATATGCATACTCCGATCGCGTATGCATGGCCATATTGGAGTATTACGCCCTTGATGCAGATTCATCTGCATTTGATAATTCTGTAGCTAAGAAAAGATATAGAGACTTAGCCGAATATAGCTTAAGACGCTTTATTTTCCTCAATCTTGGTATTGACCCAGAAAACCCATTACGTAGTGCATGGAAGTGCTTTCAAGAGAGATTGCAGCTAAATGCAAATATACCATTCGGGTATTTTTCTATTTTTAGCGAAATGGCAGATCTAACACTGCGGATGATCAATACAGGGTTCAACCTTGGGCCAGCCTCAATACCTGATATAAGCATTGGAATAACCTGGGGAAAACACTGGGTAAAAAATGACTTATGCAGTAAATACGGAGAAAGGACAAAGCACCCGCACCATTATCCTGATTGGTTCCCTCAACACAAAGCAGGAGCTATAGAAGCGTGGATATATCCAGATGACGCATTAGGTGAGTTTAGGCGCTGGTTACAGAAAATATATTTACCACAAAAATTCCCTGCATACATAGAAAGCAAAATAAAAGATGGAGCAATACCGAAGGTGAATGCAGGAAATTTACTGACGCAAGTAAAAAAACCAGAGCTGCCAAACAAACACTAACCTCCCAGCCCTCCTCGCGAGGGCTTTTTTATGCTAAAAATATATTATTCACAATAGCCATTCGCATCTGTAAGGACAGAATAATGAAAAAATTAACAGTTTTGGCAGCTACCATTATACTCGCTGGGTGCTCTACTACGGGAAATAAACAGGTAGGAATGGCAAACCCTGCCTCTGTGTACTGCGGTGAAATAAGCGGAAAGCTGGAAATAGTTAACACAGATAAAGGTCAAGTAGGATACTGTACATTACCTTCTGGTGAAAGAATTGAAGAGTGGACTTTGTATCGAAGAGATCATAAGTAATACCCTATAGCCCCTAACGGGGCTTTTTTGTCCCCTCTCCCCTCCAAAGAAGTGATCTGCATTCCAATCTGAGATTTATTTGAAAATAAATTCCTTTTAAATTCAATAAAATAACTTGCGGTAATGATAATTAATCACCCGCGGTGTTGACAACAAAATCACTAGCGGTGATACTTAATTGTAAATGATAACTGATATAATTAATGAAGGATCATATATGACCAGTATATATTCTACCGCAATCCCTAATTTGCCGAAACCTGACATGCATACAGCCATAATGTTACCTATGTTCTTGTTTCGTTTCTGGACTAAAACTGAGCATCCAGAGAAAAAAGAAGTTATGGCCACCAGCGCTGAACAAGCTAAAGAGTTACTTGGTGGTAATGTAGTTTTCTCTGCACAATTTCCTTGCGAGGCTTAATTATGGCTCACGAACTCAATTTAGAAGCTGTTGCAAAAAAAAGCGACCAACTAAACGCCCTTTTATTCCAGCTCAACGCTGAGCGCATATCGGGTCAGCCTGAGATAGAAAGCTTAATTGGACTAGCTTACGAATTATCAGGTGATATTTCAGTCTGGTTAATTGAAGAAAATGCACAGAGAGATAATGATCATGGCAAAAGAAATAATTAATGTAGATAGCGGGAAAATGCTAGATACATTACATCGAGTAAAAGCATTCTTAATTTCAGCTCAGTTTCTTTCTCGTAATAGCGAAGAGCGAGCAATTCAACTTAGCTTATTATCTCAAGCAGAAGATGAAATCGATGAGGTTTTAAATGATGAATAACACTAAGTTAAAAGAATCCGCTTGTGATGAATTACTTTATGCAACTTCTATTTTAAATCTCATTATCAATGATAACGTAACACCTAGCGATAATATGTTTAATGCGATTGAATCAGCAGTAGCCAATATAGAAAGAGCTAAAGAAAGTGTATCGAATATTAATACTGATAAATCACCAAAGCCTATCGGTGAAATTAAAATCAGTGATAACGATACAATTGAAACGGCTGTCGGGTGCATTTTAAATACATTAGAAACTGCAATTAATTTAAAAGTCTCTGAAGAAAGCGGTCACATTAAAAATTACGATATTCAAATTACAAATTTAATCCAGTCAGCCAAATTAAATTTAGAAACTGTTTATGAAAAAGTAAGTTTCACGGAGGCTTAATGAATATTGATGACTTAGTTACTCTTCCTGATTTAAGTAAATTAACAGAAGGTGAACTGGGTAACTTAAGAGGTAATTTAGATTTAGCTATCGATTCACTTGTTACAGGAATGAATATATTCGGTGAGTTTATGTTTTGGGCTGATGCTAATGAAAATTATCCCGATGGTAAAGATCATCTTGGGGATGTGGGATTATTTGTAAGTCAGCTATCGTCATTTATATCAATATTAAATGACAGACTTGGTGGAATTGAATACGAAATATCAAATCGAAAAATAAAAGGAACAAGAAAATGAGCAGACAACACGAAGCTATTGAGAAAGCAACTGACAATCAAATTACTATTGCTATGCGCCCTGTTTATATTATTTCAGGTGCTAATCGTGCTTACTTAAGTGAGCGTTCAGCATTAAATAAGCTAGCAAATATCCTCACCGAGCGTGAACTTCATAAGGAAGGCATTGAGACTAACTATGAAGGTGAACAATGCGAACTTGAAAATGGCACAATCGCTTTTAAGCGTGGCGAACCTACCGAACACTTTATGGATCGCAAGGAAGCTAAACTAACCGAACTCCAAGAGCGATTAAAGCAAGAGCGTAATATTGAACGATTACAAAAAGAATATGCTAAAGCTGTCGCTAAATATGATGATGCAGAAAAAGAAGCTGATAGACTATATTACGAATTAAATAATGCTTTAACCAATAAATAAATCATCCACTAAATAAAAATTAATTATAGCGTTCATGCTAGGGATTGCTGCGCTCTAAATCAGGAGTAAGCAACATGGATAAAGTTAATTTACTTGAAGTAAGAAGAAAGCGTTTTATCAACTCAGTGCTTATTTATATTAAACAAAATGGAAAGAAAGCTGAGTTTAAATCAAAGTTAAATAATAAAACTGTTATTACAGAAATTAGCTTTGAAAATTTAAATAATTTCTTCCGTGATGTCTATGAAGAAAAAGATTGCCGTCAACGTTGTAAGTGGAGTGATAAAGATATCTACAATACTTATGAATGGTTATATAACTTAAATGGCTCGATTTCTGATATGGGTAAATTCATGATTGATTATATTGTTGAGTATTTACCTCCTTACTTAAATGGAGAGGAATATAAATATCATGACGTATTCTGAATTCATGAAAAAAGGTAAGCAATTAGAGGGGAAAGGATTTTATAGACGCGCACTAGAGCAATATAACCAAGCTTTTATTATCGCAGATCCACCAGCTAAAGGCGCAATGAGTTATCAACAAAAAATAAGTAATCAATCATCTAAGCGTTGTTTAGATAAAGCCAAAATTAAAATACCGGGTGGCATGTTATGAATAGTAAAAAAATGACAACAAATGAAATCATCGAATATTTAAAAGAAAAAGGTTTCCCTGCTTCCTTATTAGATAAAGAAGCTATTAAGTCAAATCGTAAATTAACACCAGAAGAACAAGAGATATTTGTTAAGCACATTGTTGATAATTTAAGAACGATTGTAGCAAATAAATATTTAATCTCCTGTGTAACGCGATTCGGTCCTGGTCTTAATGAGCAGTTTTCATTTAGACACAAAAATATTGTTGTCGATTTGGATTTAAAAATTATCGAGAAGCTACTCATTGTAAAAGTTGAGTCAGTCATTCTCGATCAGTCAGGCGATGGCGTATTCGCCCTGTTCCGTTTTTACGAAGGTAACAAAGCAAAAGGCGAAGAAGGTGATAAATGGATGCAAGACATGCTTGATCAACTACTCATCAATAGCGCCACTTTGCTTATCTCACAAGGTAAAAGTCAATTAATACACTAAGGATAGTCAATATGAATAATTTAATTAGCACCAATGCGTCAATGACCTCTAAAGAGATCGCCGAATTAGTTGGTAGCCGTGAAGATAGTGTTAAAAGAACTATCGAACGGTTGGCAGAGAAAAATGTTATATCCGAACCACCAACGGTGGATGGGATTAAAGCAGCAAACGGAACCACTCCACTACATTATGTTTTCACAGGTGAAAAAGGTAAACGAGACAGTATCATTGTCGTTGCGCAACTGTCCCCAGAGTTTACAGCTCGGTTAGTTGATCGCTGGAAAGAACTTGAAGATGAACGAGTCAAACCAAAATCACAAGCAGAAATTATTGCTGCTATGGCGCTGGCTAACTTAGAAAGCGAACGCCGTATATCTCATGTAGAGCAAAAAGTTGAACAAGTGAATGAAGTCGTTGAGCAAATAAAACAAGGAACGATCCCTGTAGGTTGGATTGGGTACTCTCTGGCGAGAACTAAATCAGGTATGACGGTGGATAAATGCAAAACACTCACCAAACAGTTCAATGTTCGCAAAAATAAAATAACTATTCTTACGCCCGAAGGTATGCCTAGGCCTATGGCCATTATTCATGAAGCTGATTTTATATCTGCATTCAAGGCAATGATGAGTGAAGCCGAAAAACGTGGCACTCGCTGGCATCATCCTAAAATGGGATTGTTTCAGGCAATTGGCTGGGAGGGTAAATAATGGCTTATTTTACTGATACTAGTAATGGCGTTATTTCTGATGATGGTGCTTTAATATCTTACTCTGAAGCTGTAACAGCCCTTGAATCAGGTCAATACGATAAAGAGTTATTGAAAGGTTTATATTTAGCCGCTGCAGTCATGGGTAAGTTAGCTGATGAACCTGAAACATTAACACCTGAACAGAGAATTTCTGTCTGGCGCTGGGTGGTAGCAACTTGCTTTATTCGTGAACTACAAGAAAAGAATGGCACCACTGAAATTCGTAATGAAGAAGGCGGTGTTGATCTTGCCACTATTTACAGTAACGGAGAAAACGCTTTAACCATTTACCCAACTTCTTTGCGCCTTTGTCTTGCAAGCCATTTTGAAAGCATTCTTATCGAAGAGTTAGGGGGTATCTATAAAGATTATTGTCCTGACTTCATCATAAAAGCCTATATCGGCTTTCTGGACATCTCCCTTGAACATGGTCCTCGCCTATCAGAAAAAGGACGTGAAGGGCTCTGTATTCTTCATGATGATTATATTCGCGAGTTAGAAGCTAATAACGGATTTCTAGCTATGCCAACTATGCACTAAGGACGGTAAAAAATGACAACTAAATTACCTTACATCGAGACAAGCCAATTAAGAGCTGCACTTACATTATTAAAAATGAGTGATGATGTTCGTCTTGTTACTAACTGTGTACATATCAACGCTGAACATATCGAAGTGTCTAATGGGCATGTAGTATTACGCATGAAACACAACTCTGAATTCAGTGATGATATTGTTATTCAATTTGATGAAGCAATTCCTAGCGATGCTGAATATACACATATTAAATCATATGACGATGGTTCTTATGTCGCTATTCATTATAAGCAAGAGAAGGATGAAAATTTCTATCCCTACTATAAAACAAAACTCACTTTAATCAAAGATAAGTACCCGTCATTTAATCGTCTTTTTGAGCAGGAATTTATTAAAGGTGAAGCACCTTTATTGCAGTCCATGTATTTAGCCTTGCCTTATCTACTATTTGGCCGTGTTATTACGGGAATGCTGAAAACAAAAGATAGCAAAAGTGTGCTTTTCGATTTTTCACTTCTGACAAAAAAATCATTTGGTGATCCTAAATTACTTGTATTAGCAGTGGCTGATAATGCTTTTGATATTGCTGATAAAGTTTACAGCTTAATTAAGGATGATGATTAATGACAACTTTAGATTTCAATCTCGTTAGTGTCATCAAAAATGCAGGTAGTGATCCCGGTGATATAACTGATGCAGTCTGGAAAGCCGGTTATCGTAAAACAGATTTTACCACTGAGCAGATCATTGATATTGCAGTAAGCATGACGGGTGATTCTATTTGTTTAAAATTACCCCATGACACCTTACCTAAGACTTTAGATGACATCAGTAAATATCATTTAAACGATATCATTTTTGATGCCCATTGGGATAACCCACCAGCGACTATCGCACAGTGCATTATGGAGAACGGGTATAGGGAAGGAAATAAAAAATGACAACTGTGACTCGATACATTAAGTGGAAGGAAATGATCCAGTTAACTGGCAAAAGCAAACCTACAATTTGGAGAATGTACGCAAAACGAAATGAGTTTCCCAGACCAGAAAGAACAAAAGGTGGTACGTTTTTAGGCTGGCCAGAACATGTCTATGAAGAGTGGGTTAGAAGTGAAAAACTGTAA